AGACAGCAGGGCAGACAGCAGGGCAGACAGCAGGGCAGACAGCAGGGCAGACAGCAGGGCAGACAGCAGGGCAGACAGCAGGGCAGACAGCAGGGCAGACAGCAGGGCAGACAGCAGGGCAGACAGCAGGGCAGACAGCAGGGCAGACAGCTTGAAAGCCTTATAAATCAAGGGTTTAGCGTCTATCATATCATTGATGAATTGTACTGGAAACCCTTGCAACCCGCGTATTTCGCGGCTTCCAGTGATAAGGGGGGGGTGCTAAAATAAAAAATAAAGCGCAGGCGGGGAGGACTTGACAAGACGACTGGCAGGCATACCATGTCTAGTAGAAGCATTTTCATATATACCGTCAAATAATTGACGCATAGGGGGGGGCGTTCATTTCCGAAGGTGATGCAAAAGATTCACAGACAAAAAAGTCATTTCCATATATATTATAAATATTTTTTACAAGCTAAGGATTCATGCGACCATGCAATCATTTCCATATTCACCAAGAGAGATAAAAGTTACAGAGGCGCGTCTGAGCGCAATTTACGAAGCGTCTGCGCTAGGGCTAAAAGGGGACAAGCTCGCGCTTGCGGCAGGGCTACTTCCAAGCGAATATCGGCAATTGTGTCAACTTGACCCAAACGTTGAGTTGATGACGATGAAGGGCGCTGCCGACGCAGAGGCGCAAATGGCACAGGTGCTAAAAGACGCGGCGCTAGGGGGCGATACAAAGGCGGCGTTAGCTATCCTTCAAAACGTACACGGGTGGGCAAGCGCTAAGGAGCAGAATAAGGTGGCGTTTGGTATCACTAACGCGGACGGCACAGCGGCAAGTCTTGTTATAGGGTGGGAGTCATGAAGGTTGTCATTCCCTACAAGCCAAGAGATGTGTTTAAGCCGCTACACTCAAGAAAAGAAAGATGGGCCGTTGTGGTCGCTCACAGAAGGGCGGGCAAGTCGGTAGCGTGTATTAACGAATTGATAAAGTGTGCTTGTACAGACTCTAGTGGGGATGGTAGGTATGCCTACATCTGCCCATACTACTCACAGGCAAAACAAGTAATCTGGGATTATTGTAAGACGTTTACAAAACCCATACCCAACATAAAGGTGAACGAAAGTGAATTACGACTCGATTTTCCAAACGGGGCGCGTATTCAGTTATTTGGTGCTGACAATCCTGACAGGTTGCGCGGTCTTTACTTTGACGGGATTATTGCTGACGAGTATGGCGATTGGAAGTCAACTGTATGGCCGTATGTTATCCGTCCTGCGCTGGCTGACCGCAAAGGGTGGGCGATAATTATTGGAACGCCAAAGGGTAAGAATAGCTTTTACGAACGCTTTGAAGCGGGCAAGCAAGACAAGGACTGCTTTACCTTGCTGCTGACCGCATCTAATTCGGGCATCCTCGACCAAGAAGAAATTGACGCGCTGAGAAAAGAGTTGTCGGAGGACGCATGGCTACAGGAGATGGAGTGCAACTTCGACGCGGCGATACCGGGGGCTATTTACGGCAGAGAAATGTACGAAGTGGGGCAATCGGGTAGGGTAAGGCCTTGCTATGACCGCAAACTCAAGACGTATGCGGCTATCGATTTGGGGTGGAGCGACGACACGGCGATTTGGTGGTTTCAGGTGGCCGGCAAAGAGCTTAGGTTTATTGACTGTTACAGCAACAGTGGGATGCCCATCGCGCATTATCATGACATTTTGCAGAGTAAAGGCTATGATTATGGCGAATGGCTGTATCTGCCGCACGACGCGAAGGCTAAATCATTGCAAACGGGCAGAAGTATTGAAGAACAGTTTAGGTCACTTGGTTGGTCACCTAGAATTGTCCCAAATATATCACTTATGGACGGGATACAAGCCGCTAGGTTATCATTAGCAAACTGTTGGTTTGACCCAAGCTGTAAAGAGGGGATGGAAGCGCTCACACAGTACCAAAGAGAGTATAATGTGGAGAAAAAGGTGTTTAATGAACGACCCAAACACGATTGGACATCTCACTTTGCTGACGCTTTCCGGTACGCGTGTCTTGCATGGCGTGAACAACGACCAGACGCAGCACCAAAGCCCAAAGCGAAATACTGGGAAGACCAGTCCTTAGAGGAGTTGTGGGAACACAGCTCGAAACGTAGAGGTAGACGAATATAATGAGTGACAAACTATCAGCACAGCCTTGGCACGACGAAATATCGCGCTACCAAGAAGAATATAAGAAGTGGACGGAGCGTGGCGAGAAGATTGTCAAGCGCTACCGTGACGAGCGCAAAGACGCAGAGCAAGCGGACGCACGATTTAATATTCTTTGGTCTAACGTACAGACACTAAAGCCTGCCATTTACGCAAAACCGCCCAACCCTGAGATTTCAAGACGCTTTGACGACAGAAATGACGCCGGCAGAGTAGCGAGCATAATTTTAGAGCGCGTTCTTGATTTTGAAATTAAAGAATACCCTGATTTTCACGACACACTGTCTTGCGTGGTGGACGACAGACTGCTTCCGGGCAGAGGCGTGGCATGGTTGCGCTACGAGCCTAAGATTGAAGAATTTGAGCCTCAAATTACCAATTATACGGAAGTGGGTGATAGTGAATATACCGCAGAGCGCACACCGGATGAAGAAAACGGGTTAGCACAGACTGAAGTTTATGAACGTGTCGTGTCGGAAACAACACCGGTGGATTATGTCTACTGGCAAGACTTTGCACATCTACCTGCTCGAACATGGGACGAGGTGACATGGGTTGCTCGCCGCGTCTATATGACGTTAGATGAAGGGATTGAGCGTTTTGGCGACATTTTTGAGAAAGTTCCGTTAACTAACACGTCAAACCGTAAAGACGGCGACAAAGAAACCACTAAAGCCGATAAAAAAGCGGAAATTTGGGAAATTTGGTGCAAAGCTGAAAAATGCGTCTATTGGATTGCGGATAATTACGATGTCATCCTAGACCACAGAGATGACCCTCTAGGCTTGACTAGCTTTTACCCCTGCCCTAAGCCTTACTTTGCAACTACATCGACAGGGACGCTGATTCCTGTAGCTGATTTTTTACTTTATCAAGACCAAGCAGACGAAATTGACGAGTTAACAGGTCGAATCAAGCATTTGACCAAAGCGCTCAAAGTGATGGGTATTTACGCGGCGGACGAGCCTGCGATTGAACGCTTGATGAAAGAAGGTAATGATGGGGTGCTTGTTCCTGTCAAAAACTGGGCGGCGTTTGTTGAAAAAGGCGGATTGCAAGGCGCGGTTCAGTTTATGCCACTTGGCGACGTTGCGTCAGCACTGCAACAGCTTTATCAAGCGCGTGAATCATGTAAACAAATTATTTACGAAACAACTGGGCTTTCCGACATTATGCGTGGCGCGTCGGTAGCGAGTGAAACAGCGACAGCGCAACAAATTAAAAGTCAATTTGCGTCGCTTCGTCTTGGCAACATGAAAGACGGGCTTTACCGCTTTGCGCGTGAAATTCTACGCATGAAGTCAGAGATTATCTGCTCAAAATACCAACCACAGACATTAATTGAAGTGTCAGGTATTATGAACACGCCTGACGCTCAATTTGCGCAGCAGGCAATTGAGTTACTTAAAAATGAGCCTGCTAGAGTCTTTAACGTTGACATACAGACAGACACGTTAGTTGAGCTTGATAAACAGACTGAAAAAGCAAACCGCATGGAGTTTTTGCAAGCGGTGAGTAGCTTTATTAAAGACGGTATTGGCGCGGTTAAAGAAGACCCTGCTATAGCGCCGTTAGTTGGAGAGCTATTGCTTTATGGTGTTCGAGGATTTAAAGCAGGGCGTGAACTTGAAGGCGTACTTGAACAGTTTGTTGACCAAGCGGCTAAAAAAGCACAAGGGCCTCAACCACCAAGCAAAGACGAGCAACGCACACAAGCCGAGGCGCAAATTGCCCAAATGAAGATGCAAGCACAACAACAGTCAGAGCAGGCGACAATGCAGCTTGAACAAGTGAAACTTCAAGCAAGCAATCAGCTTGAACAAGCCAAACTTGAGTTTGATAAATGGAAAACACAACTTGATAATGACACTAGAATTGCTATTGCACAGATTCAAGCTCAAAATAGCATGAAACAACACGTCTTAACGCTTAACGCAGGAAAAGACGCGGATGCAATGACAGAGCTTGACGAAACGGGAACACCTCAAGTCAGTCAATTATTATCAAGCTCACTAGGCAATGTTATCGACAGCGTTAACATGAACATGACTCAAATGATGACAATGGCAAATCAACAAAACCAAGCATTGCTCGACAGAATGTCTGAAATGCACAACCAAGTAACTCGTCCAAAACAAGTTGTTCGGGACGCTAACGGCAAAATTATAGGAGTCAAATAAATGGCAGTCACACTTAACACTACCTTGCGCAATTCACGCGCGGATGCAATTACCACTTTTGCTGGTAACGGCGCTAAACTTAGAATTTATACTTCTGGCGCAGTTCAGCTAGTGGAATGCGTTTGCGGAACACCGTTTGCTGGCGCGGCTTCTAGCGGAGTGCTTACCTTAAGCGCAATTACAGCAGGTACAGCAGGCGCAACAGGGACAGCAGCTAACGCAAGTATCTATAAATCAGACGGTACGACATTGGTCGTATCAGGATTAACCGTTGGCACGTCAGCTAGCAATATTAACTTATCAAGTACGTCTGTTACGACGGGTGATAGTGTGGCTATTTCTTCTGCAACCATTACGGAAGGTAACGCATAATGGCTTTATGGGACGCTGGAATATGGGACACCGCTAAATGGTCTACCATTGAAGCGACGGCGTCCATAACGCTTGATGACGTTACGTTTGCTAGTACAGGAAAGCTAACGCACAACGGCACATTAGCCGTTACGCTTGATGACGTTACGTTTGCTAGTACAGGAAAGCTAACGCACAACGGCACATTAGCCGTTACGCTTGATGACGTTACGTTTGCTGGCGCGGGGAAGCTAACGCACAACGGCACGTTAGCCGTTACGTTAGCGGACATTATCTTTACTGCTACAGGCAATGAAGTTCAAACGGGAATATTAGCAATTACGTTAGAAGATATTGCGTTTGCAGCCACAGGCGGCAAAGTTAACAGCGGTACTTTAGCGGTTACGTTAGACGATATTACATTTGTAGCTGCAGGGAATGAGGTTCAAACGGGCGTATTAGCGGTTACGTTAGACGATATTACATTTGTAGCTACAGGCTCAGAAACACCACCGTTTTTAATTGACAATAGACGCGGCGGCTTAAAAGCCAAGAAAAAAGAATACAAAAACAACAGCGCCGACGTTAAAAAAGCGATTGAAGACGCCGTTGAAGCAGTTACTGGAGAGCCTAAACCAAAGGCTAAGGTTGCACCTAAAGTTGAAGAAAAGCCTGTTACTTTTGTTGAGGATTATGAAGCAATCCTCCGCATGGAAACTGAAAAAGCTGCACTAGAGCTTGCTATCGCGCAAATGCTTGAAGACGAGCGTGACGATGAAGAAGCCATACTTTTACTATTATGATTGGAGATTAAAATGGGGTACGAAATTATATCCGCTGTCAGTAGCACTGGTGTTCCAGTCGCTGCAAGAGCCGACGGCAACGTTGTAGGCATAAGCACCAACGGTACACGCGCCACTTTTCGATATGTTGCGCAGGACATTACACCTGTGGCAACCGCTACAGACGTGCTTGTAATATCTGGTTCTGCAACAAAAATTATTCGCGTGACAAAAGTGGAGATTGTGGGTACGGCTACGACAGCATCCATATATGACCATTACATTATTAAGCGCACCGTTGCTAACACCGCAGGTACATCAACTAACGTGACCGCTGCACAGGCAGATTCAGCCGATGACGCGCAAACAGCAACATTAAAACTCTATACTGCAAACCCTTCAGCCTTAGGCACTGGCATTGCAATAGAAGCCCATAAAACGTACTTATCCGCTAGCGCAACGCCGGGCGCGGCAGCACTGCCGTCATCTTACGAGTTTGGCGTTCGTAATGACAAAGCTATCGTTCTTAGAGGCACTTCAGAGTCTTTAGCAATTAATTTTAACGGGCAAGCCGTACCAACTGGCGCTAGTTTGTATCTAGGAATTGAGTGGACAGAGGATGTTGCGTAATGCCGCTGTACGAAGTCAAATGTAGAGAATGCGGAGCAACGCAAGACATCTTTAGAAAGCTGGCAGACTATGACAATTTGCCGGAGTGTTGCGACACGATAATGACGCGAGTTATTTCAGCGTCTTTTGTACACGCCGAGTTTGCACCTTATAGGTCACAAATTGATGGCAGTATGATTTCTGATAGAGGTCAGCATCGTAGGCATTTAAAGAACAATGGGTGCAGTGAAGTCGGTAACGAGGACATGACGCCCAAAGTAGACCATTTTGCGCAAAAGCGTAAAAAAGAAACGTTGCGACAAGAAATTGCCGCAAGAATAAACTAACTAAGGACTCCAAATGAGCGAAGAAACGACGACTGAAGACTCAGTTGAAGAAGTTGCAGTAGAAGAAGAAAGTCAATCTACCCATGATATTATTGGGCGTGAGCTGGATAAACTTGAAGAATCAACATCTACAAGCGAACCTGAAGAAACCGTAAAAGAAGAAGTAAAAGCACCGCCTCCTGAACGTTCTCCTTGGAAATCATGGAAAGCCGAAGCGGCAGCCGAGTTAGAAAAGTTGCCAGAAACTGTACAGAAGCATATCATAGAGCGTGAAGAACAGTTCCACAGAGGGATAGAGCAGTATAAATCAGCGGCTAACTTTGCTAAAACCATTGATAAGTCGATTGCCCCATATAAAAATTATTTAGAGGAAATGCAAGTCGCGCCAGACGTCGCGTTTTTCAATCTTCTAAAAACAGAACACACGCTTCGTCGAGGGTCATACCAAGAAAAAGCGGAAATGCTAATGAAATTAGCGCATGATTATCAAATCGATATGACTCAGCTAGCCGGCTTGCCATACGACCCGACCATGCACAATCTTAAGGCGCAGTTAGACGAAAAAGAACGACAATTGCGAGAGGCTTCGGAATTTAAACAAAGTCACGAAGACGCTCAAATTCAGTCTAAAATTTCGGATTTTGCGCAACGTCATGAGTATTTTACTGAGGTGCAGTCAACGATGGCAGACCTGCTAGAACGTGGACTTGCAAATGACTTAGATGATGCTTATGAAAAAGCATTGCGGTTAAACGATAATACGTTTCAAAAAGTCTATGCTCAACAGCAAGGCGGCGGGAATCGTCAAAATTTAACGCAGGCAGACCAAGCTGCAAAGGCAGCAAAGGCAGCAGCGGTATCGGTTAAAGGTTCACCTGCGGGCGCGAACCGAACCGTTATCCCTGCAACTACTGAAGAAGCCGTTAGACAGGCAATGCGCCTTCACGGATTTTAAATTTTACGAGGATTAAGCAATGGCATTTGCAAACAGCGCGATTAGTGACATTATCGCAACCACCATCGAAAGCCGTACCAAATCGGCTCAAGATAACTTAACAAACAACAACGCGTTATTACTTCGTTTGAAAGAACGCGGTAACGTAAAAACAATCAGCGGTGGTTCAACCATCTTGCAAGAATTGTTTTATAACGACCCTTCAACCAATTATGCGTCAAGCTATAGCGGTTATGAAACTATCAACATTTCGCCTGATTCTCCAATCAGTGCTGCACAGTTCAATTTAAAGCACTATGCAGACGCGGTAACGATTTCTGGCCCTGAAATGCTTGCTAACAGCGGCAAAGAAGCAATGATTGAATTGCTTGCTACCCGTGTTGAAATTGCTGAAGCAAGACTTAACAACAAAATCGACATTGATTTACATGGCGACGGTACAGGCAACGCAGGTAAAAACTTAGTTGGTTTAGCGGCTATGATTAGCACTTCACCAAGTACAGGTACTTACGGCGGTATTGACCGTGCTACATGGACTTTTTGGCGTAATGGCGCGTACACTTCAACTGGTTTGACTGGCGCAGCGGCAACAGCGGCTAACATTCAAAACAGCATGAACACTGTCGCGTTATCAGTTGTTCGTGGCACAGACCATGTTGATTTAATTTATGCAGGCTCAACCGCCTATTCGCTTTACTTAGCGTCTTTGCAGGCAATCCAACGTATCACTGACGATAAATTAGGCGCGGCAGGTTTCTCTGCGTTGAAATTCTACGGCGGCGCTGGCTCTGCTGACGTTGTACTTGGTGGCGGTATCGGCGGCAACCAAACTGCAACTCGTATGGACTTTATTAACACAAAATATGTGTACTTCCGTCCTCACAAAGACCGTAATTTCGTGCCAATCGGCGGCGACCGTCAAGCAGTTAACCAAGACGCGATTGTTCGCTTAATGGGCTTCTCTGGCGCGTTAACCTGTTCTGGTGCGCAATTCAACGCAACATTCAGCACAACCTAGGAGGCATTCATGGCTTATAACATTACGACCCCTTTAGCGGGTTTTCAAGGTATCGCGCTTACTGATACCACACAGAACCACGCATTAGGCACTATCGTTACTGCGGTAGACCCAACTTACGGCGCTGGCGAATTCATTTATTTGAAAGGCGTTGCATCAACTGTTGTTGGCTCATTAGTTGATTATGACTCTTACTTAGCCACAACTGCATTAGCACCTGCTACTGGCGGTGTTGGCCCAGTTGCTGTAGCAATGTCAGCTAACGTGGCATCACAATACGGCTGGTATCAAATTTCTGGTATCGCGGCTGTTAAAGCACCTAACGCGATGACTGTTGGCGCTGATGTATTTGCCTTAGCAGCAACGCCGGGCAGTGTTGATGATGCTCAAGTAAACGGTGAGCAAATCTTAAATGCTAAAGTATCTACCACAACAGGTACACCTAGCTCTGGCTTGGCGTTGATTCAAATCAACCGTCCATTCCACCAAGGTCAAGTAGTATAATTTTTAAGGCGGTAAGCTAGACGGCTTACCGCCAACTAACTAGGATTAAATATGAGCGAACAACTTTCTTATGTCGGCGATACCGGCGGCGATGCTTACTTAGACGTTTCATTCTACATTGGAACGCACGATGGGCAAGAATACGACTTTATCCGAATCAATGTTCCCGGCGATAAATCACTGTCAATTGACACGATTGCCGACGATAACCACAAAGCCCGTTTTGCACGGCAATGGCAAGCCTATAAAGGCTTAAAAGATATTAAAGGTACGCCAATGGAGGAATGGCCAGAAATTGCCGAAACACTCCGCATTGAGCTAGCCTACCAAGGGTTTAGATATATTGAACAAGTTGCAGGCGCACCTGACGCGGCGTTTATCCGTATTATGGGCGGCACACAACTTCGCAATAAAGCACAAGCCTTTTTAAATCGTGGTAAAATAGACGCTGATGAACTAATTAAAGCTCAATCTGACCAAATTGCAGAGCTTCAAGCGCAAATGAAAATTTTGATGGATGCACAACCACCTGAAGTCAAAAGAGTTAGAACCGTTAAGGAATAAAACGCATGGCAAACCTACTTACGAATGTTCAAGATGTCTGTTTAGAAATAGGTTTGCCTGTCCCCACGCAAGTGGCGACATCAACAGACCCTCAAGTGCTTCAAATTCAAGCGCTGATGAACCGTACAGGCGACACGCTATCAACTGAGCGTGACTGGCAAGCCTTAGCGGCAGAATACCGTTTTGAAACGGTTTACTATCAATATACGGGTGACGTTACTGAAGGTTCAACCACCATCACCAATTTGTCGTCAGTAACAGGGTTATCGACTGATTTTATGGCCATTGGCGAAGGGTTGTCACAAGACACTTTTGTCACTTTTGTTGGTACAACAACGGCTACAACTTCTATTCCTGCTACTGCCACTGCAACAGGCATTACCATTACGTTTAGTCAAGCTAAGTATGCAATGCCTAGCGACTTCGCGCGGATGGTAGACAAAACCCAATACAATAAATCAAATCGTTGGTCAATTATCGGGCCTAAAGACGCTCAAGAATGGCAATGGCTTAAAGCAAGCTATGTCACGACAGGCCCTCGTATGCGCTTTAGAATGATGGGCAACAAGTTTACTATCTGGCCTGCGCCTACCGCAGTGCTAGTAATGGGCTTTGAGTACGTTTCTAACGCATGGGTTGTAGCGGCTGATGGAACACCTAAAACACGCTTAACGGTTGATACTGACACAACGCTGTTTCCAGACCGCGTGATGGTGCTTGGCACAAAACTCAAATTGTTTGAAATTAAAGGCTTTGACACTACAGCAGTGCTTCAAGATTACACTCGTGAGCTGGAGAAATGGAAAGCAGCAGAGAGCGGCGCAGATACGCTATCCCTCGCACCACGCTATCCAAATATACTACTCACTCAGAACAATATACCGGATACGGGTTATGGGAACACTACATCGTAAAGATATAGCTTTTCATATCCTTTCATGTATAATACAATCTCTTTTAACAAAACGGGAGTATTATCATGGCAAGACCAAAACTAGGCGTCACTTTTTGGGATAGAGTTAACGAAAACACTGTTATAGAAGCTAACGGATGTCATTTGTTTAACGGGCATAGAAACGATGACGGGTACGCAAGAATTTCAAAAGATGGTAAGCTAGTCTTTGTACATCGAGAAATTTTTAAAAAACACAATCCTGAAGTCGAAATAACTGGCGTGGTAATGCACACTTGCGACACGCCAAACTGTATAAATCCTAAGCATCTACGGCACGGGACACAAGCTGACAATGTTAAAGATATGAAAGTTAAAGGTAGAGGCAACTATTTAACGGGAAGTGCGCAATCACAAGCTAAGCTAACCGAAGCAGATGTTGTCATCATTAAGCAAAAATTGGAGATAGGTGTGACTAGCGCAAGATTAGCAAGAGATTTTAATGTTAGTGAAGCAGCAATTCAAAACATTAAAAAGGGGCGCCGCTGGACACACGTTAAATAGGTAACTAAATGCTACGACCTAAACGCCAAACTTCAGGTACCGTCACTGTCACCGCGCCAATCGGCGGGTGGAATGCGGTCAATCAATTAGCCGCAATGTCGCCTAATGAGGCGGTCATCATCGATAACTGGTTTTGTTTGCCTACTGAATTGCAGTCACGCAAAGGCTACACATTGTGGTCAAGTGGCATAGCGGGCGATATTGAATCGTTTATCACCTATGATGGGCAAGACGGCGTTTCGCGCGTCTTTGCGGTAGCTGACGACGCTGGCGATTGCAGTGTGTGGAACGTAACGGCGCAAACACCTACCGCGCCAACTGAAGTTGTTACAGGGCTTTCTAACGCTAGATGGTATTTTGGTCAAGTATCAACGTCAGGCGGCACATTTACGCTTGCTGTGAATGGCGAAGATTATATGCTTCTCTATAACGGCACAACATGGCAACAAGTGACGGGCGTATCTACGCCTTACGCTATCACAGGCGTTGACACAAGCCTACTTGTTGGCGTTTTAGTGCATCATCGCAGAGCGTGGTTTGTCCAAAAAGACAGCATGAAATGCTGGTATTTAGCGACTGATTCGATTGCTGGCACAGCAACTTCTTTTGACTTTGCACCTTTGTTTATCAATGGCGGCAGTATTGCTAAGATTGAAACATGGACGCTTGACGCCGGTAACGGTATGGATGACTATTTTGTCGTCATCACTACGGTAGGTGAGATTGCCGTCTATAGCGGAACAAACCCTGCGTCAGCCGATACATGGTCGCTTAATGGCGTGTATTATGGTGGTTCACCCGTAGGGCGCAGTTGCACAATTAAGTTCGGGGGCGACATATTACTGCTAAACAAAGATGGCCTAGTTCCTTTGTCACAGTGGTTAATGTCTAGCCGTGTTAACGTCAAAACGTCAATCACAAACAAAATACAAAAACGTATTACTGATGCAACCGTAGCGTATGCAGGAAATTACGGTTGGCAAGTCGTGTTAAGCCCACCTAATAATATGCTGTTTATTAACGTACCAATCAGTTCAACGCAGTTTGACCAATACGTTATGAACACCATTAGCGGGGCATGGTCACGTTTTACAGGCGTTAATGCTACCTGTTGGGCGTTTGTTAACAACGTAATGTATTTCGGACAAGGCGGCAAAGTTTTTAAATTTTGGGATGGGCCAACTGACGATGGCGAAGTCATCAATACCGACCTTTTACCTGCTTTTTCTGCCTTTGGCAGTCAAAGTCAGATTAAGCGTTGGACGATGGCTAAAGTGTCAATGGGCTACGATTATGCGTTTGCGTTTTCCGGTCAGATTAACCTTAACTTTGATTTAGATTCTCAACCACCACAACCCTATAACCTTCTTGCTACCAACGCAGGCATTTGGGATTCTGGCACTTGGGACAATGTACAATGGGGTGGAAACATCATGCCGTTTTCACGTTGGCAAATGGCGTCGGGCATGGGCTATTACGGCACGTTTAGAATCAGAACATCAAGTAAAACGTCTGATATTCGCTACTATGCAACAGACTATGTATTTGAAGGCGGAGGCGTACTATAATGAAAATTATAGTTGACCAGTCAGAAAGATGCGGTCAATGGATAGCTGAAAAACAAGGTAAAAAATACTGCAACGATGAAAGCGCAGTCTACATAGCGCTTGAGCATAAAGATAAGCTAAACGTTGTTTTTATGTATAATAACTTAATAGAGGAAGGGTCGATACACCTTCATATTGCAGTAGAAGGTAGAGGAAATAAAGAAATACGATGGTATGCTTTTCACTATCCTTTTATAGAGCTAAAAGTTAAAAAGATAATAGCGCCTATTCAAGCGGATAATGAAAAGTGTATTCGGTTTGCAATAAACGCAGGGTTTGTATGTGAGCATATAATTAAAGACGCAGGGTATAATGGCGACTTATGGCTCTTTTCCATGACCAAAGAGCAATGCCGATTTTTAAGATAATTTAGGAGTTTATCATGAGCAGTCCATCTATGCCTGCGGCGCCAGATTACGCGCTCGCAGCGCAACAAACCTCGGCAGGAAACCAAAACGCGGCCATTGCCAATCAAATTGGAAATATGACCAATCAAAAGGGTGTGCCTCAATATAAGCTAGACCCCACTACAGGTGCGCAAGAATTAGACGCTAATGGGCGGCCTATAGAGTTAGGTAGTACGGGCGTTAGCTATGAAAACCCTTACGCAATAAAAGATTCTCAAGGAAGCATACCTTTTGATATGACTTCGTTAACTCAAAAGCAAAGAGATGCGTACAACGCAGGAAAAGGGCTCCCTAAAGATTTTGTCAAAACGTATGACCCTCAGCAATGGACGCAACAGTCTACTTTAGGGGGTAATGACCGGACGCTTTATGACCAAAGTCAAGCGGCGCAATTAGGGCTGTCCGGTATAGCTTTGAAAGGCTTAGACGCTGTACGAGCAGCTACCGACCCTACTGACCCTAGATATAAAGCCGTAACCCCTGACATTGCAGTTCAAGGCGGGCCTGCAAATACTGCTGACCGCATGACGACAAACGTTACCGCACCGCAGTTTGTTGGCGGTGGATTAGACACCTCCGGTTTGCAGGGCAGCGTAGGTAATGCCGGTCAAATGAGAACGTCTATTGGCCCCGTAAACGGGGTAGAGCAATATGTTGTAGATAATAACGGGGATAGAATTTTAACGCAATCTGGCGCTAATCAGCAGGCGGGCGCACTGGGAGCGGGGCTAAACAACTCAGCTACAATTAAAACTAACTTAGGGCTAGACCCAACATTACTTAACCAGCAAGCCGTTGATGCGCTTTACAAAGCAAATACGCAATACCTAGACCCACAGTTTGCGCAAAGCCAAGCAAAGATGGAAAGCCAATTGGCTAACCAAGGCATTACGCGAGGAAGTGAAGCGTATAACAACGCAATGCTTAACTTTAACAATCAAAAACAACAAGCGTACACGGACGCTCGAAATCAAGCGATTGGGCAAGGTACGGCGGCGGCGCAAGGGTTGTTTGGTATGGGGCTTCAAGGCGCTCAATTTGGCAATACAGCACTAGGTCAACAGTTTGGTCAAAACGTTACCGCGCAACAATTAGCTAACGCTTCAGCAGGGCAAAACAACGCCAACGCACAAACTAATATGCAGCTTACTAACGCCGCATTAGGGCAACAATTTGGTCAAAATGTCACCTCAGCTAACTTTGCTAACGCGGCGCAACAACAAGCGTACAACCAAGCACAAGGTAATGCACAATTTCAAAATACCGCGCAAGCACAACAATACGGACAAAATTTGTCTGATATGCAGGCGCAAAACACAGCCGTTGGTCAACGCTTTGGTATGGACACAACCAACCAAGCGTCAACAAATAACGCGCAAACACAGCAATATAACGCTGCTATGGCTAACGCTAACTTAAATAACCAGCAGCTTTCACAATTATATAATCAGCAATTGCAAAGCGGACAAATGAGTAACGCGGCAAGTAATCAGCAACTTGCACAGAATCAAGCAATTCAACAGAACGACCTTAATATCTTGCAAGCGCTAAGAACAGGCGCTCAACTTAATACGGCTAATTTACCTGCGGTTGGCGTATCTCAGCCCGCACAGCTAGCTAACTGGCAGGGTGCAGATTTTCTTGGCGCGGCTACTGCTAAAGGTCAATATGACCAGAGCATGTATAACGCTCAATTAGCGGCTCAATCACAAATGGTGAGCGCAGGGATTGGTGCAGCGGGAGCGCTTGGCGGCGCGGGCATTGGCGCGGCGGTTAAGTCTGACAGAAGGCTTAAAAAGAACATTAAACGCATTGGCACGCACGTTCTTGGCATTGGGCTTTACACATGGGATTACTTGTGGGGTGAGCCGTTCTCAGGCGTTATGGCAGACGAAGTGGAACAAGTCATGCCAGAAGCTATCGTTATGCACCCAAGTGGGTTTAAAATGGTTAATTATTCAATGCTGGGGTTAGTGTAATGATGTTAGGTGAAGACCAACACGCAGCGCTGGTGGCTGCACTTAGAAACCAACCGCAATACCCGCGAGGTAATGCCGCGCCGTCAGCGCAATCCATAATGGAGAACGCGGAAGCGCTTGGTAAAGGTTATCAGGCTATTAAAGAAGCTGGCAAAAGCGATGCACAGCAGTACGCTGATGAATTTGGCAAGTATGACCCTCAATTTGCGGCGATGCAAGCTAAAACACCTGACGAGGGTAGCTTTATGAACGGTTTGCAAAACAAATGGAATGGGCTATTTGGAGGTGCGAGTGGCTAGTTTATACGATGAAAAAGTGCTTGGTGCTAAAGATAGAATTGCTTTAGCTCGTAAGTTGCAAGAAAAAGGCGATAATATTGCGGCTGGTCAAATGGTTAGCGGATGGTACGTTCCTAATACTGGTGGAGCCGCGCTTGGCGCGTTGCAAAATATCATTGGCGCATATCAAGAAAGCGGCGCTAGAGAAGATTTAGATAAAGCAGAAATGACCAAAAACAAAGCCTTGGCTAATGGACTTCTGCAAGCAGGGCTTCCAATCCCTCAAGAAATGCGCGACAGCCTTGCGACACCTGAGCAAACGCCTTCTTGGGGAAGTAGACTGTGGGCGGGCGTTACCGGAGGTGAACAGCCACAAACTGTCCCCCGCCAAGAATTCACGCAACAGCCTGCAAAAGATTTAACGCCTGACCAACGAATGAGCGCTATTAGCAACTTAGTTACGGTCGCGCCAGAGTACGCCGCGCCATTGCAAGCGCATGAACAGTTCATGTACAGTAAGCAACAAGATAAAGAAAATAAACAAGAAGCGTTGCAAACGAAAAAAGAAATTGCTGCCGCAAACGCTGAAGAAAGAGCTGCTCGCGAGAAAGAACACCAATCTTTTTTAGAGCAGATGCAAAAAGACAGGTTTGTTCAACAGGATGCGAATGCTCGTTTAGTAGCCAGTTTTCGGCAAAATCAAGGGAGTGAATCATCTTACACCCCGGTGACTTTTGAAAATGGTGAAAGAGGTAGGTTTAACAGAAGAACAGGTGAATACGAACCAGTCACTAATTTGCCCGGAGATTTGACTTATAAAGCGCCTAAAGGGTTAAGCCAAGCAGCATCTAATTCTTTAGAATATGGTACTCGTATGCAAGATGCTGACGCTATTATTGAGAAAGTTGGCACTAATTATACACCGTGGAAACTTAAAGCTAGTGAAAGCGCCACAAATATACCCATTATTGGCGCGGCAGCAACAGGAATGCTACCTGTAAATGAACAGCTATTAAAACAAGCAAAAGAATCATTTATTCATGCTAAGCTGCGTAAAGAGTCAGGTGCTAAAATTGACCCTAATGAATTTGAAGCTGCGGACAGAATTTATTTTCCCCAGCCAAACGATACACCAGAAGTTTTAGCGCAAAAAGCGGCTTCAAGAAAGTCAGCTATTGAGGGGGTTTTGTCAGCAGTTCCTAAAGACCAACGCCCTGCTATTGGAGGGGCGTTAGGCGGGGAGTCACCTGTTCCTGTTGCAACTACACGCCCGCCAGTACAACAACAGATGACTATGCAACCGCCAGTACAGCAACAAATGCCTATGCAACCGCCAGTACAACAAGCACCGGCGAAGCCTCAATCGCTTCAGCCGGGGGAAGTGTACAAAGGACATGTTTATCTTGGAGGTGATTTATCTAATCCAGCTAGTTGGAGAGCGCAATAATGTCTATGCCGTGGGAAGATTTTGCGCCGCAAGCGCCAGCTAATAAAAATATGCCTTGGGAAGACTTTACTCAAGAATTGCCGGCGGTACCTAAACGGTTTGCCGAAGAAACGCCGCCAACACTTACGCAAGACGCCATAGAATATCTTAAATCTACTGGGCAAAACATCGGTAATATTTATGCTGGAGCGGCGCAAGGCGCGGCTGATACGGCTATTAATTTAGCTGATATTGTTCATGCGCTCCCCAAAAAAGAACAAAACTTAAGCTCTTTAATTGCCCCTAATCAAACTTCAACTGCGCAAGACTACAAAGCGGCTATTGAAGCTAAACTAAGCGGTCTTGGCGCAGATACTAAAAGTGACCCTTTTGGTGTTGGGCAAGTAGTCGGCGAATCAATTGCCACCCTTCCTGTTGGAGGCGTTCTTGGAAAAGCCGTTGGCGAAGGAGCTAAGGTTTTAGGGCTCGCCGGTAAATCTGGCATACCTGAAAAGTTAGCTACCGCGCTTAAATACGGCGGTACTAAAAACGTCGTTGAAGGTGATTTCGCTAAAGATTTAGGCTACAGAACACTAGGCGGCGCAACTACGCAAGGCGTTACAGGCCAAGTTATTGCGCCAGAGAATAACATGGGGGTATTAGATACTGGACTTGGCGCTGGAATTGGGGGCGCGTCGGCCACTCTTGCGCCTGTTGGACGGTTTTTAGGTAAGGTTGCAGAACCTGTGACTAAAGCAGGGCGTGAAGCAATACTAAACAGAAAACTGGAGTCTTTAGCAGGGGGTAAAGATACAATGGGCGGGTTAATTGACCGCTTGCGTAACAAAGGACTGACTCCAGAGCAGCTTGCAGTAACTATGGATTCTCCTGAAATAGCTGCGTCTATTAGAGCATCAGAAGAAAAAGTTGACCCTAGCTCTTGGATACTTAAACGCGACGCCGAAGCAGAAGCATTAGCGTCAAGAGTTAATCAAGCACAAAGTTCACTTAGCGCTATCCATCAAGGTGAAATGCCCGTCAGCAATGTAAGCGCTAACGCGCCATATCAAAACGTGCGTGATGCGCAAATTGCGCAGAAAGGAGCGCTTGAAGATACTAAAGCGGCGCGTACAGCAGAGCTATTACGGCAAGCAGAAACTCAACAAGCAGGGCTTAATGATGCCAAGCAGCAGGTGGCTAGTACAGTTGCGCAACCTGCTCAACGTGAAATTGGACAGTCAATCGCTGCGCGTAAAGTAGCGTTAGAAGATGAAGCTAAAGCCTTAGTAAGCCCTATATACAAACAAGCCTACGAGCTTGCGCCTGAACCTTTTAGCGTTCAACCGTTAATTGATAAAGCATCTCAAATAGCAGATAAAATTTCTACCGCTATCAATAAAGATACCGCTCCTTTGACAGATAAAGCGCTTACCGTATTTAAACAAAAAGCAGAAGAAGGCCCTGCAATTCTTGACGCCAGAGGCAATCCAATGAAAAAGACGTCTGAGGGCATACCCCATGCGGCTAAATTGGAAGACCTTAAAGAGCTTCGCAGTGTCGTATTAAAAGAAGCAAGAAATCTTAAAGGCGACCCTAAAGCAGGGCTTACCATAGCTAATTTAGATTTATTAAGACAGGGTATTGAAGAATCTATTGCTAAACACGCACCAACTGAAGCACGAACCGTTTTTAATCAAGCCAATGAGCTTTACAGAACAACTGTTGCAGAACCGTTTAAAGAAGGCGCAGTGTCTAATTTGACGCGTCAAACAAGTAACGCTCGGCCTAAGATAAGCCCTTCGGATGTAACGGAGCGAATGCTTCAGCCAGATAGAGCGGCAGACTTTATTCGTGCGTTTGGTAATGACCCAGAAGCGCTACAAGCTATTGCAACTGGCGTTGAAGGTAAATTTAATGCCGAAGTTGTGCAAGGTGGAAAGTCTGCGGAAAAATTCTTAAAAGATAATCGGGAAGCATTAAAAACGCTTGATTCTACTGGAGCGGGAATTGAAAACCGATTAAGTGAAATTGTGCGTAACTTTGAACCTATTGAAGCAAATCAAACCGCGCTTGGCGAGCAAGTTAAAGCAATCCCTAAAGTGGTTGATGAATCGGTTGCTAATCAACAGCGTATTATTAGCAAATCAGCTAAAGACCTAAGCGGCGCAACTGACGCAGAGAATTTAGCTAAAGTAGCTGTTAACGCTGACGCTCGCGTAATGGGGCGCATACTGCACAAGATGTCACCTGAAGCTAAACCTGAATTGGCAAAGCAAGTCATTAGCAATGCGTTTGAGCCTATTACAGCAGGCGCAGATAAAGCAGGTGCTAAAGTAAATGCAGCTTTAGAGAACCCGCGCATTGCGACGCTATTAAAAGCGACTTATGGTAAAGAAGAAGGCGCGGTTAAGCTAGCTGATTTTAAAGATACTGCGCATATTCAAACTATGATTGAAGGTATTAAAAAAGACACGCCTAAGCACCCTTACGACACCGCGCAAGCGCTGGACAATTTGACTGAAGGTAAACCGCAAGTTAAACGCGTCGTAGAAGATATAATGGCAACTATTAACGACAATAAGAAATTTAATTTATTAGCGGAACGTGGGCTTAAAGCCGGTGAAGGGACTGCTAAATTAGCTACTCAATCAACGCCCGCTACGCCGTTTTCATTAACTACTTGGGCGTCAGTAGCTAAATGGGTTCATTCATCATTAATAAAAGTTGCTGATAAGTCTATTGCAGACCGCTTGTCTAAAGAGTTGATGTCGTCTGAAGCGTTTGCTAATGCGTTAGAACGGGCGCAACAAGGCCCATCTCAAACTAATTCGGCTTGGGCATTGCAATATGGTAGAATTCTGCCACGCACTGCTGCTGGCGCAGTCACCTCAATAACAGGAGAAAAATAATGGCTTTTAATGGCTCTGGGACATATAACCTGCCTGCTGGCAACCCCGTTGTTACCGGCACAACGATTTCATCATCAACAACTAACACAACCAACAGTGACATTGCAACGGCGTTGACAAACTGTATCACGCGTGACGGTCAGTCTACGCCGTCAGCTAACTTGCCAATGAACGCTAAGAAACTCACAGGTCTTGCCGCTGGCACGTCTGCTGGGGATAGTGTGCGCTATGAGCAAGTGCTATTGCTTACTGGTGGCACGATGACGGGGGCAATTACGTTTGCGGCTGGGCAATTTGGAACAAATGTTAATACGTTTTTATCTACGCCATCTAGTGCTAATTTAAAGGCAGCATTAACTGACGAAACAGGTAGTGGCGCGGCAGTGTTTGCTACCTCCCCCACTCTTGTAACTCCCGTGCTTGGCACACCTTCTAGCGGTACGCTGTCATCTTGTACGGTTGATGGAACAAACGCAGTTGGATACAAAAATATTCCTCAAACAGGCTCAGATAAAACAACTGCATATACTTTAGTTACTGGAGATGTGGGTAAATATGTGGGTGTTGGAACAAGTGGCTCTATTGTCGTCCCGACTTCTACCTTTGCAAATGGCGATGCTATTTCTGTTTTTAATAATACGACAGGTAATATCACTATTACAACTAGTGCGCCTACAGCGTACATTGGCGGAACAAACACAGTAAAAACCTCTATCACATTAGCTACTCGCGGCATTGCTACGATTTTATTTGTCAGTGCAACGGTATGTGTTGTGTCGGGAAATGTGTCATGACGAGCATCATGCGGGTTATTTTCACAGGGGTTGATATAATATGAGTGGAATTCAACAGATGTTTTTATCTATGTTAAGTTCTACCGGTAAATATTTTATCGGTACTTTAGGTGGTGCTAGTACAGATGTTGCTACTGCTGTAACAAATGATGCTAGTGGAAATTGCTTTGTGTGTGGATGGTCGCAAATTGGAGCAAGCGCATACTTAGAAATAGCAAAATATAATTCTTCGGGTAATATACAGTGGCAAACGAAAATAGGCAGTGTTATTGGCGCTTATGGAACGTCAATAAAAGTAGATTCATCTGGTAACATATATGTTACGGGTGTTAGTTCGTCAGTAGGCACAAATGACTTCTATATTGCAAAATTAAATTCATTAGGTGTTATACAGTGGCAAAATAGACTTGGAAACGCAGGGGCTGACGACCAAGCATTTAGTGTGGCAATAGATAGTTCGTTAAATGTGTATGTTTGCGGTTCTGTTGTAATAGACACTCAACCGGAATTGTTATTAGTAAAATATGATTCATCAGGAACACTTCAATGGCAAACAAGACTTCGGTCTGCTTCTTTAACTGTACAAGGAAGAGAAGTTGTTATTGACGCTTCTAACTACATCTATGTTGCCGGTTTCTCTGACGACCCTTTTAGACAAGTTTATGTCATAGCAAAATATGATTCTTCAGGTGCTATTCAATGGCAACAATATTATTATGATATTTCTACCGCTATGGCGTATAGCTTAACACTCGATTCATCGGGTAACATATATGTAGTTGGCAAATACAATTACACTTATCAATACTTTCAAATAACTAAATTAGATTCGTCAGGTGTTATACAGTGGCAGAAAAAGTTAGGTAGCTCAATAGGTGCAGGAAGCTCATATTCTATAGCGATTGATTCATTAAATAATTTATATGTGGTTGGGACTTGGACATACAATAGTTCAATACAAATTATAAAATATAATTCTTCTGGGGTTATACAATGGCAACGTCAGCTTTCATCTTCTGGACAAGAGGAAGGAAATTCTATATCTGTAAACGATTCTGACATTTTTATATGCGGAACAACGGATGTTAGCGGTAATATAAACTTTTTATTCGCAAAATTAAAAACAGATGGGTCTTTAACAGGAACGTACACTGTTGGCGCATATAATTTTACTTATTCAACAAGTAGTTTAACAGATTCTAACAGCACATTAACCGCATCAACAGGAAGCTATACGTCTCAAAGTGGGTCATTTACAAATTCATCAGATTCTCAAGTGGCTAGCTCAAGTTCTTTAACCTCATCAGTAACTATAATCTCATGACAAACGCTTATATTAAATTATCGACACAAGAATACCCGCGTCACGTTGGTGATATTGAAATTGACCCGGCAGGTATCGAAGATTATGCTCAAGTTATTTGGTATGACCCACCGTATTATGACACGGCTAAACAATTGTGCTATGAAACTACACCAATCAACGTAAATGAAATTTGGATAATGAAATGGATAACTCGTGATAAAACACAAGAAGAAATTGATTTAGATAATAAAACAGCTGATAAAAAGGTTTTTAAATGAACAAAATACTTAAAGCATGGAACTATTTAATGGCTCGCTTAAAAGAGCCTTCTACCTACGCGAGTGTGGCAGCACTTGCTACGATGGCAGGGATGTAATGGAGCATTTCATTTCTTTATTATTCCTTGCACGAGATGTTGCGCACCGTGAGCATTTGCGGACGCGTAGTTTCGCCGCGCACATAGCGCTTAACGACTTTTATCATGAGATTATCGAGCAAGCGGACGGCATTACAGAGGCGTATCAGGGCAGCTATCAGCTCCTTAAAGACCTTGAGATTATCGGCAGTAAAAATGTCGATAATATTGAAGACTTCTTAAAGAAACAAGTGACGTGGATTGATGAAAACCGCTATAAAGTCTGCGGTAAAGATGACACGCCAATTCAAAACTTGATTGATGGTATTATGGAAACCTATTTTACCGTTCTTTATAAACTTAGATTCTTGAAGTGAGGTCGAGATGCCCGACGAAGCCTGCCGCCTTGCTAAAGTAGAACAGCGCATTGATGCACTAGAAGAAGTGTTTGAAGACAGAGGGAAAAAGCTAGACGCTATCATAGCCGCGCTTGACGAAATGAAAACCGAGCAAACGCGTTACAAAGGCTTTATTGGAGGCATCGTATTTACCGTTGGAGCGATATTTTCTTTTATTGCTTGGTGGACGAGTAAATAATGGAATTCCTACAGTTTGCTTCGGACGTAGGATTCCCTATCGCGGCGGCGACTGGCGGAATGTATTTTGTCTACCTGACGCAGAAATTCTTGCTCGATAGTGTGCTTGAAAAGATTAAAAGCCTAATTGGCATCATCAAGCAACTTGATAAGCGCGTTACCGCTATGTCATGTGACATCACTAAAATTGATGATTTGGCGTCAACGGCGCTTAACATACCGCAAGAAAAAGACAGACCAAGACCACCTCCTGTTGAGAGGAAAGATTAATGGACGCCGATGCAATCGCTAAATATATTAACCAGTATGGATTCCCAATTATCGCTGCTGGCGGTATGGGTTATATTGTCTATTTTGTATGGCTTTGGGCAACCACCGTCGTAAAACCTATCCTGCAAGAAGCCACAGACGCGCTAATTGAGCTAATCGACCAAGTACGGGTGCTAGATAATGACATGATAAGACTGACGCAAAAACTGACCACTATTCTATTGCTACGGGAAAAGAAATGAAGATAGGTGAAAAAGGGTTAGCCCTAATTAAAGAATTTGAAGGTTGTAAGCTGCAAAGCTATAAATGCCCAGCAGGTGTTTGGACGATTGGCATAGGCTCAACGCGCTACGCTGATGGCAGTCCAGTGAAAGCAAATCAAGCGCTGCCAGCAGAAGCGGCGGCTATGCAGCTATTAGCGCATACGGTAGGCGCGTATGAACATACGGTTAACGCTATTGGTGTGCCGCTTACGCAAAACCAGTTTGACGCGCTTGTTAGCCTCTGCTATAACATTGGCAGCGGGAATTTAATTTCGTCAACGCTTGTTAAGATGTTAAAAGCAGGCAATGATAAAGCAGAAGTAGCAAAGCAGTTTTTAAGATGGAACAAGGCCGCCGGTAAAGAATTAGCCGGCTTAACGCGACGCAGAAATGCCGAAGCAGAATTATTTTTAGGACACGATGATGAATAACCCATTTAAAGACTTAGTAGACCACGTCAGCCACGTTGTAGACAGTGTGGCTGAGGTTGCAGAGGAAGTGGTAGAACATCCAGTTGAAGCTGTTATTGATATTATTGATGTAGTCTCTTAAGCAAGTATTTCTTCACGCTCACGGTTAGCGCGAAGGATGCAGTAGCGCTGATGCAATCGCACTAAGATAGAGCGTCTACGTTTACCGTGACGCTCTGACTCAATCATCACCTGTAATTCACCTTCTGTGTAAGTATTCAAATTAAAGAAGATGTCGCGCCATGTTAAGTTGTTCATTTTAATTCCTCTAAGGCAATATCTGAAATTGCGCGTTTGTCATGCAGACTTGCAAATATGCGCTCGTCTACGGTTTTGTCTGTTAGCAGTACATAGCAATATACCGCATTCTTTTGTCCACTACGGTGCAATCGTCCAATGGTCTGCTCATATCTATCAAGTGACCAAGGAAGCGACAGGAACACCATTTTACTGCCGCCAAATTGAAGGTTTAGCCCATGCCCTGCTGATTTAGGGTGAACCAGTAGCAATTCCACTCGCCCTGCGTTCCACGACGAGATGACGCCTTGCTGGTCGATTGTTCGCGCGTTTGGGTATCGGCGTTTAAGTTCTTCAAGCTCTGCCTGAAAGTTGTACACGATAATCGTATTGGCGTGTTGGTTCTCCTCAAGTATTTCGTCTAGTCGGTCAAACTTGTGGCGCGAAAACCATGCGGCGGGTTGCCCTTCAATATACGAAAACCCGCTGGCCATTTGTTGCAGTTTGTTCACCACCACAGCGGCGTTAACTGCTATAATCTCTTTTTCTTCGTAATACACCACAAAGTCTTTTTTCATCTCTTTGTACTGCTTCATGTCCATCGCGCATTTGACTGGCACAACGTTAAGCGGGGGTAAAGTATCCATATACTCTTGCGTGTCGATAAGGTACGTTGCAGGCTTAATTACCGCCATCACGTCACGCAGTGAAGTGGACTTGGCTACCCATTCACCAAAATCTTTATTGAGTAGCACAAAATACTTTTGAAGAAAGGCGGTTTTGGATTTTCCGAGTAGCGCTGCGTCCACTATCTTGCACTGCCCAAACACGTCCTCAAGTCCGTTACTGGTAAACGAACCGGTAAGCCCCCATTTAATCTTGAAGTCTTTGATACGCGCAAACAGCGCTTTGAAGCGCTTGCCTGACGGATTCTTCAGAACAGTTAACTCGTCAAACACCACGCCATCAAAGTCAGGCAATGGCGGTAGCGTTTGAAGGGTATCGTAATTAGTCACAACCACCTGAGATGGCGCGTCAAATGCCGCTAGACGTTGATTTAGCGAGCCAACGGCGATAGATACTGTCAGACTTGGCGCCCACTTCGCTGGCTCTATCGTCCACACGTCCGTGCAAACACGCTTTGGCGCTATCACTAAGAACCGGCGTATTCTGCCCGTGTCGAGCGCTTGCTGCATGGCGGTTAGCGTTATCGCTGTTTTGCCTGCCCCCACTGGGGCGAGAATCATGCCCTTGTCTATTTGGCTCAAAAAGGCAACAGCTTCTATCTGATTGGGTCTTAGCATTGATAAATTTCCATCTTAAGTACGCCGTTTTGGGGTGGTCTGCCATCATTGGTATGGAGCAACACGGGGTGTAGCATATCCACACCCCCTTCATCGTTTTGAGCTTTGGCTTCATCTATCCCGCCAAGGTAGCACAAAGTCGCTAACCTTTAGGGGGATAAACGGCACAAAATCTAGCCATTTAAGCAAATTCATGTAGTTTTCCATATCTTCGCCACGAAGGCCTTTAATGGTTGGGTCTTGGTCAACAGGGCCACTTTTAAACGCATACATTAGAAATTCTCCAATTTGATTAGTCTGTCTAAATACCATCTTGCTTTGCGTAAATCTTCAACGCCGCCTTTATCTCTAAAGCGCCATTGATACTTAAAAACATTACCGCGCAGATACCCACGAAACTCATCTTGCGTAAGCATTGCTTCCATCGCGTCGATGCACTGCATCTTGTCGCCTTGATAATGTGCTGGCGCGTTTACGCTATCGCTTTCATGTACACTGTCACCTTTTAACATAGCGTCATCTCCCAACGTTTAGGCACTAAATAGTGCGTTCTTAGAAATTCCATAAAGTGCTGATTACGTCGTCTGCCCATTGGGCGTTTAGGTTTGCTTCTGGTTTCTTCGTCACGTTGTTTTTTAGCCATCAATTTAGCGCAGTTTGCTTCCAGTAAACTTTTACGAAAATACGCGCGAGAGTATCCATTTTCTATTCGACGAATAAACGGTTCTCCGCGCATGAGCGCTGACACGCTAGGGTAGCGCAAATCGTTTTCATCACAGAAGTCAATCATGGTCATCTCATCTTCGCCTGCTTTAATAACCTTGATGTTACTAATGCTTAAGTTGCACGGGTTGCCGTCTAAATACTCTACCGCGTCAGTATGCTTCGGATACCATCCATAAGCTAAAAACACGGCAATTTTCCACGCTAGAAAGTAGGAGTGCATACCGCTTTTCTTGACGTTAATGGTGGCGTTTTTGTTTTTCCAGTTAAGCGCGGCAGGCGTATTTGCGCCGCCTTTGAAGAAGTGTCCGGTGTTACTGTTGTATCGTATCGCGCTTCTTATAATTTCTAACTCGTTATCTTTCATTTCCACTTACCACGTCAAAAAATCGTAATCTGTCGTCCATCGTCAAGTTGTTTAGCGCTTTGTATAGCTTGCGCGTTTCGCCGTTGTGCTGACGTACCAAGCGCCGGCATCTAGCACGAAAGCGTTGCTCGTTAAGCTCGTTAATTAAGCCAAGCGTAAACACTTCGCTAGTAAATCTGTCTTTTAAGAAAGGACTAAGCCCTATAAAAATCTGTGAAATGTTCATCTTTGGTGCCGTATATCGTTAAAAATGGGTCTTCGTTCTTTGCAGCGGTCACACTCGCGGTAACCAAGGCTATTATATATGCGCCAATGGTCATGTTTACAGTCAACCGTTGTTGGCGCAGGCGTCACTGGTGATACGGGTTTTACTAATGACATAGCCAAATTCCTGTTAGAAATAAAACCCCGATATAAAACATGAGCGCCGCAATGTCATCGATTTGCATTACCCTTCCTCCAGTGCGCGAAGCATTAACTTCAGTTGTTCGATTTCTTTGAGGAGTTGAAGTTTAATTTTCTTCAACTCTTTTTTGTTTTTCTGCGCCATTTCTAATCTTTTAAAGCATTCGTCTTTGGTCATTTTGACACCATATTACCTTGCACATCGCGCGTCATTTCATAAACACCGTACACTTTGCCGTCTCGTAACATAAACTCTCCAATATTTGTTTTGATGATTTCATGGTAGTGTCTGTGTGTTGCGTAAATTGTTAACGTTGACGCAATAGCGCCAATTAAGAACGCGCCGACTGCAATCCAAAGTAGTTCATCTTTCATTTTTTCTTTCCTTTGATTAGCGCTTTGATTTCGTCTAAATCGGTGACGCGCCACAAAAATGAGGGTGCGCCTGCTTCGGAGAATCGTTTACTGCCGATTGGAAATACACCTGACCGGCGGATATGGTAATCCATGCCGCTGCGGCTAATTCTATTCTGCTCACAGTATTTTTTTATTGTTGTTTCAGTCATTCTACTACTCCCATAGCGCTGTCGTTACAGACAGCCATAATGACCCGTGTGGGGCGTTTACTCATTTGATACGCGCCAATGACAAGACCCCATTCTTCACGCGCGTTTGTACACGCTTTCATCGAATCATACGGTATGGTGTTGGTCGTGTACGCAATCGTTTCGTGAGATGTTGTTCTGCCGCGTTTGTCGATATTAGTATCGACCGTTAAAAACGACAGTGTTAAAACTAACGATGCGCTCATCTCATCACCTGTTTCATGATTTTACGAAGACGTGTAATTTCAGTTAGCGCTGACAAATGTAAACGCGCCATTATTAAGAAGCAAAACAGCATAATAAGGTATGCCAAATTGCTTTCATCAAGGTATTGTAAAAATTCAATCATTGTTCTCTCTCCAGTTGTTAATATCTTCTTTGCTCCAAAGACAAGCGTACTTTTGATTAAGTTTGCCCATGTCTGATGCAAAAACTTTTTGCAGTGCTGACAGCTTGCCACCTGCGGTTTTAAGCTCAATAAACCATGTACTGCCATTAGGTAAACACACAATTCTATCTGCCACTCCCCGACAAGCAGGGGAGGTGAACTTATACGATTTGCCGTCCATTTCTTTGACGACTTTTATTAAGTATTTTTCGATGTCTTTTTCTAACATGGCTAAAGTTTATCATTGCAAACTTTTCTTTGCAAACTTTTTTTGATATACTGCAACCTCACTAAACAATTAGAGGTGAATTATGAGAGTAAGACAAAGAGGATTCAATCGAAGCGATGTGAAATGGCGCAGTTTTCCATACTCAATGTTTATTGTAGACATGAATATGATGCACATATTTAAAAAAGAACGCTCTCATAAAGTCCATGCGGTACTAAAAAGAATAGGAGCAATAAGATGGTGAATGATTTGTACGATATGAGCAAGTGCCTGTGGCGTGGATGTCAACAAAAGGAGGAGGTGAAGTTATGAGTAAAGAAAGAGAGTTGTTAAAAAGAGTGCGAGATACACTGCGCGGATTAGAAGAAACCCACTATGACCTTTATTGGGACATACAAGCTGAACTAGACCTAGCGCCACAAAAACGTGAGCCAGCACAAACGGCACGTGAGATGTATCAGCGTGGCTATGCAAAAGCCAAGGATGATTTAAAGCGTGAACAAGATGTCGTTATTCAAAAACTAACTGAACACCTTGAAAGAGTTTTATTTGCATGGGGAATGGGTAGACCGCTATCAGAAGAAAATGATTTGTATATGGATGCTTATTATTATTTAAAAGGATTGAAAGATGATGCCAATGACTAAATGTGGAAAGTTTTATTACTACGGCAGGAAGTCACGAGTGAAGATGATGGACGAATTAAACCTGCGGTACGACATAGATAAAGACCATGTAAGAAATTATTTAAAACACTTTTGGAGAACAGTAAATGAGCCATTCAAGTATTGCTGGCGGTAGCACCGCCAAACGAGTTATCGCCTGTCCTGCCAGTGTTAAGCTGGTGCAACAAATGCCACCTAAGCCGTCGTCATCGTATGCCGATGAAGGGACGCTTTGCCACCTTGCGATGGAGAAGTTACTTACTGAGGATAACTTCAACATTTACAGTTTGTCGTATGCGGGCATTGATATGACGACTGAGCTGGCAAAAGAAAAGATTGAACCGGCGCTGGCGGCGCTTGATGAAATTGACCCTTCTAAATCGATGGAGTTTATCGTTGAAGCTAACGTAAGCTACGGTGATTTCTTGCCTGACGTGTTTGGTAGCGTTGACCTTATTGGCAGATTAGGTGACCGCGCTGTCATATTAGATTGGAAATTTGGCAGTGGCGTTAGCGTGGAAGTGGAAGAAAACGAGCAGCTCATGTTTTACGCCGCCGCCGCTATGCGTACAAAAGGGCTAGAATGGGTGTTTGATGGCGCGGCGTCTATTGAACTTGTGATTGTTCAGCCTCCGTCTGTTAAGCGCTGGAAAACCACCGCCAAGCGCATTCGTGAGTTTGAGAAAACGCTTAAGAAAGCTATCGATTTGTCTGAAACACCTGATGCACCGTTAGCCAGTGGCAAACACTGCAAGTGGTGCGCAGCTAAACCAACTTGTCCTTTAATGACAGGTGAGGTAGATAGAGCGCTGAAAGCAACGCTAGATAATATTGATGCAGAATCTATTGCAAACTATTTACAACAAGCTGAAATTCTGGAACAATGGATTACCGATTTGAGAGCATTAGCGTTTCAAATGCTCGAAGCGGGCAAACCAGTCCCTAACTACAAACTTGTTGCAAAGCGGGGGACAAGAAAATGGACTAATGAGGCGCAAGCAGTCGAATCGCTTTTGGCTCTTGGTCTGACAAATGATGACATCTACGATTCCAAATTGGTTTCGCCGGCGCAAGCAGAGAAGAAATTAAAGGCTCTGAAACTGCCCATGCCGGATGATGTTGTCGCAGTGGTATCTTCTGGCAGTACAATGGCGCACGAATCTGACCCGCGTCCTACTGTCTTATTAATCGGGCAACAATTAACAAACGCCCTCAATAAACTTTAAAGGTAATCTAAAATGAACAACGTATCTGTATTTGGCAACGCCAACCTTCCAGCAGTTAACAGCATCTCTAATGCACTTCGTAATATCCAAACTGACACCAGCAGCGCAGGTGGCGTGACTATCCTTAAAATGGACAGAACAGGTCACTGGGTATATGGCGCGTCTGAAACTGAAGTGGATAATGATTCTGTTTGGGCAGTTAATCCGTTCAGCTTTACGCACGGTTTTATTGCGTGGGGTGAAGGTGAAGTATTAGGTGAGAAAATGGTCAGCGTAACTGAGCCATTGCCACAAGTTGAGCCTGCGCCTGCCGCTGCTAAACGCGGTTGGGAAACGCAAGTAGGATTCTCCCTCAAATGTATTGACGGTGAAGACAAAGGTGAAGAAGTACGCTACACAGTCACCAGCGTGGGCGGTAAACGCGCCGTGCAAACGTTAGCAGTCAATATCGCTAATCAGGTAGAAACAGACCAAACTAAACCTGTTGCGGTTGTATCTCTTGGTAAAGAACACTATCAACACAAAGCCTACGGGCGTATCTACACGCCGATGTTTGACATTGTGCAGTGGATTAGCCTTGACGGCGAACCTTCAGAAGATACACCTCAAGAAGTCATCGAAGATGACGCGCCTGCCACCCGCCGCAGACGCGCATAACCGATAAGGAGAGGGCGGCTGAAAGGCCGCCTTTTTTTATGCCTATACTTTACATTGATTTTGAAACAAGAAGCGAATGTGACTTGCCTAAGCACGGCGTTTACAATTACGCGCAAGACTTGACCACTGACGTGCTGTGTATGTGCTACGCCTTTGATGATGGCAACGTGCAGACATGGACGCCTGATATGCCGTTTCCTGACAACGTTCGCAATCACGTTGGTGAAATACGGGCGCATAACGCCGCGTTTGAGCGTTTGATATTCTGGTACGTTCTACAAATAGATTTCAAGTTGGAGCAGTTTTACTGCACCGCTGTGCAAGCACGGGCAAATTGCCTTCCGGGCAGTCTTGAGGACGTTGGTCGCGCTATCTCTAGTGAGATGCGCAAAGACCACCGTGGCAAGATGTTAGTTAAGCAGTGCTGCACTCCTCCTTTTAACACCAAGCTGTTGCCTGAGCTTATCGAGTATTGCCGTCAAGACGTAAGAACCATGCGAGCAGTGTCGCAGTCGCTACGTCAGTTGACAAATGACGAGCTTGCAGACTATCACGTCAACGAGCGCATTAACGACGCAGGTGTTCTCGTGGACGTTGACTTGTGCCGTGCCGCCATGCGCTACGCCGGTGTTGAGCTTGAGGAAATCCAATCTCGCGTCGTGGAGCTTACGGACGGTGCAATTAAGTCTGTTCGTTCACCGAAGATGCGCGAGTGGGTGCTTGAGCGCGTTGGTGAGTCTGCACGAGCGCTGATGTGGAATGGTGAGAAGTATTCTATCGACAAAAGCGTTCGCGCTAATTTGCTATTGATGGACGACCCTGAGGAAATTCCACCGCACGTTGCGGAGGTTATTCAGTGCGCGGATGACCTGTGGGCGTCGTCTGTGGCGAAGTTTAGCCGTCTGCTTTCTCTTGCAGATTTTGAAGACCATCGTGTGCGTGGTGCGTTTGTGTTCAACGGCGGGTCGGCAACTGGTCGAGCGTCGTCGTATGGTGCGCAGGTGCATAACTTCACGCGTAAATGCGCTAAAGAGCCACAGCGAGTGCGTGATGATATGGTCATAGGGCGTGACATTGTTCCGGTGCATGGTAAGCGTGTGACGGACGTTTTAAAGGGTATGCTTCGCCCTGCGTTGATGCCTGCCGTCGGTAATGTTTTTGTGGTAGCAGATTGGGCGGGTATTGAAGCGCGTGTGACGCCGTGGGCGAGTTTGCAGCATGGCAGTGAGGATGTGCTTGATGTGTTTCGCAGTGGTGAGGACATTTACGTTCGCGCCGCTGCTGGTATCTTTAATCGTCCAATGGATATGATAACGCCTGACCAACGTCAGATTGGTAAGGTGGCTATTTTGTCGTGCGGCTATATGGGTGGCGCGGGCGCGTTTGGCGCGATGGGTAAAGCGTATGGTATCTCACTGCCTGAAGCTGAGGCTAAACGTACCGTTGACGCGTGGCGTCGCAGTAACTCATGGGCGGTGCAGTATTGGGGTGAGCTTGAGCGAGCGTATATGTGCGCCATGCGCCATAAAGGTCGTGAGTTTACCGCTGGTCGCGTGACGTATCTGTTTGATGGTGCGAATTTGTGGTACGCCCTGCCGTCTGGTCGGGTGCTATGCTATCCGTCAGCATATATTGAAGACGGGTCAGTATCTTACGCTAAGGCGGCGTGGAAACCCGCTGCTGATGCAGTCGAATGGCCGCGAGCTAGGCTATGGGCTGGACTCGCTTGTGAGAATATTACACAGGCGATTGCAAATGATTTACTTCGTGACGCTTTGCGTCGAATCGGGCATACTGTCGTGCTTCACGTTCACGACGAAATTGTGCTGGAAGTGAAAAAAGAAGACGCGGAAAGCGCCGCGCAAGACTTGGAAACCGTGATGTGTAGCGCCCCTGCGTGGGCAGAAGGTCTACCCTTAGCGGTTGGTGTATCAACATTAGAGAGATATGGAAAATGAATTTTATTACTTACTTGGAGCGTATCGCGCCTGAAGGCGAAAGTATCCTTTTGGTCAAACAAATTGCTAAAGATAACGGTCAGTTTGCATGGCCTGCTTATCTTCCTTCTCGATACGACGGCAAAGGCGCGTGGTATGGCAATACCGCGTCGTTTATCACGTCACGTTTTAAAGATGGTAAACCGTCTGCGAGTGCGGGCAACTGCGAGTACGTTGCTTTCCTCGTGCTTGATGACATTGGCACCAAGAGTTTGCGTCCTCCTATCGAGCCGACATGGATAATGGAAACCTCACCGCAGAATTACCAGTGGGGCTACACGTTTGCTTTAGATGATATGCCAACTAAAGGTGAGTTTAGCGCCGCTATTAAAGCAATCGCTGACGCGGGCTATACTGACAGTGGCGCGATTAATCCCGTGCGTAATTTTCGCCTTCCTGCGTCAGTGAATTTGAAGCCTGACCGTGCGGCGTTTAAGTCTATCCTTGTTGAGTTTCACCCTGAGCGTGAATTTACGCTCGACCAAATTTGCTCGGCGCTTAACGTTCACCCGTCGGCGGCTGACACGGCGACAGTGCGCCCGATTGCTATCATCGACACAGGTAACGATGACGTGCTGGAGTGGCTATCTTCGCGTGGTGACGTGATGGAGTCCGCTAACGCTGAGGGGTGGGTTGGCGTTGTTTGCCCTAACCACGCTGAGCATACTGATGGTCAGTTGATGGGCAGATACCATCCGCTCAACCGCGCTTACTGTTGCTTTCATGGTCATTGCTCGTCGTGGGATAGCCGTGCTTACCTCGCGTGGGTAGCTGAGATGGGCGGCCCTAAACATTCACATGGTCTTCGTGAAGAAATACTCGCGGAGGTGATGCACACCGCCATTAACAAACTCGAGCCCACTGATATGTTCAGCACTGACGCGGCGGCGGCTATCATTGCAGAAGTCGAGCAGAAGGAAATCGCACGGCTTGAAAAGGCGGAGTGGTATCAACGCTTTGCTTACGTCATGTCAGACGATTCCTACTTTGATTTGCAAAACCGTCGTGAATTTTCACGTCAGACGTTCAACGCCGTGTTTCGTCATGTGCCGTGCAAAAGTATTCACTCTGACCGTAAGATAGAAGCCGCCATGAGCTTTGACGAGAACCGTCAGGTGATGGGCGCTAGAGTGCTGGCAGGTATCACCTTTGCCGCTGGTGACTCGGTAATTGCTATGCGTGATGGTGAATTGTATGGCAACCGCTGGCGTGATGCCCGCCCAGATTCATCTCGTGGCGGAAATTTGGGTGGCAATATATCCTTGTGGCTTGACCACTGTAAATCGCTTGTTCCAGACGAGCGTGAGCTGGAACACATTTGGGATTACATGGCGTTTAAGGTGCAGAATCCACGCGTTAAGATTAACCACGCAATTCTTCACGCCGGCGGTCAAGGTATTGGTAAGGATACGATGTATGCGCCGTTTATTTACGCCGTGTGCGGACCTCACTTGCGCAATTATTCGCTCATGTCTACTGACACCATTCAATCTGCGTGGGGTTATCATTTAGAAGCAGAGGTTATTGTTATTAATGAGCTTAAAGAAGCCGACAGCGCCGCGCGTAGAATGCTAGCCAACAAACTCAAGCCTGTTATCGCCGCGCCACCTGAGATGCTATCCGTTAACCGTAAAGGCCTTGCCCCGTATAACCTTGTAAACCGTCTTGCCGTGCTTGCGTTCTCTAATGACCGTGTACCGTTGTCGCTTGAATCGGGTGACCGTCGTTGGTTTGCTACTTGGAGTACGGCGGAGCGTCTTGCGCCGCAATCAGCTACCGCTATATGGAAATGGTTTAATGACGGCGGTGGCTATGACCTTATCGCCAACTGGTTGTTCTTGCGTGATGTGTCGGCGTTCAATCCTGCTGCGCCTGCGCCTATGACAGACTTTAAAATGTCACTTGTGCAGAATAGTCTGTCCGCTGTTGAGTCGTCGCTTCTTGACATGATTACGCTGCGTATGGGTGAGTTTGCATCCGGTGTGATTGCCTCTCCCTTTCAAGCCATTTGTGAACGCGCCGCTATGTCGTTTGGCAGTAAACAATTTCCACCTGCTGCTTTGTTTCATGCACTTGAAGAAGCTGGGTGGGCTGATAAGGGAATGTGCAATTCGCGCTCGTCTAAGACTAAAAAACACATTTTCTGCGCACCTGAGTTTGCGCACATGAGCAAGTCTGCGCTGCGTGATATGGCAGAGCAAAAACCTGTTGCAAAAGTTGTAGCGATTAAGTAGACTATCGTTAACAATTCTCTCTAATTGTTAGTTCATGTGTTCCTCAATTATCGGCTCGGATGATTGGGGAATTTTTTAGCTATGAATAAAACGCCTTGAAAGATAGCAGAGTCCTTACTATAACTCTAAGCGCTTAGAGGTATAGTATAATGCGCGAAAGCGGGGAAACCTCGGTAAAGCCGGCAATTGCAAATCGATGTGTAATTGTTTGGAAGAAGTAACGGGCGTTTTATTGATAGTTAATGCGTAGGCTGATATGCTATGGAACGGGGTAGAAGCCCAAAAGCCTAGTGGAGTGTTACTGTAGGAGTAACTATCTCGAAAGAGTAAGCGTGTGTTAAACAGCACCACAAGCCGGAGATTAGCACCGGCAACTATCATTTTCAAGAATTCAGAAAAAATTTTGGCATTTGGTTTCGTGGCAAAAATTTGCAAATCGTTTCGTGGCAAATTTTTGACGTTCATTAGATTTGAAATCCTGTACATCCCCAAATTTGAAAATCCGACCTTATCAAATAACCATCAAATAAGATTTTGCGCGTGATTTTACGCGCGCGCCTGGCATTGTATAGTGTGTTTTTATAGCCTTTATTGGCTTGCTGTAATCTGATTGAATGGTAGGTGATAGGCTAGTATTGCTTAACTATTTATTGCAGTCTATAGGCCATTGTAGGCCGTTAAATGATAGGTAATAAAAAAGGCCCGTTAAGGCCTTGCTATTGTTTCAGGCAATAAAAAAAGCGGACTTTCGTCCGCCTTCTTGTTTAGTTTTCTAGTAGTATCGCCAGGACAGCGAATTTAACTAGAATTAGGAATATTATTATCATCTTTCAACCCCAAAAAATTGAAGTATTGAAAATTGTATATCTCTAATGTCGTTTAAATCGTCGCTGTTTAAACCAAAATCCTCACAAAACAGCGTTTCGTTTAAATCGTCATAATACCACTCACAAGTTAAACAATTTTCTAACTGTAAACGTAATTTTAAAGCAACGTTTACGCCGTAAAGATTTTCTATTTTATTAATGGCGTTTTTAATGTAGTCAATTGTAATCATTATTGCACCTTTAGTATGTTTTGCTTATACGCGCGAATATAACCTTTAAGTCTATCCATGTTTTTACTATAAACAATTAAGCCACACGGCAAAACGCTCGATAAGATAGTGACGCCGTTATAGTTTGCGCCGTTGATATATTCGCCCCTATAGAATACCGACCATGAACAACTAATAATATTGGTTGAGCTGCGCCGGTATGCTAAGGTGTTTTGATAGCGTTTTGATATTTTCATTTTATTAATTCCAGGTATCGACGTAAATTTTTACGCCTTTAATAATGATATAGCACAACGCTACATTAGAATAGCAAGTCGCGTAAACGCGATATTCTTTGTTACCTACCAGTGCTTTTCTACCAGTGTTTAGCTTTTTACCGTAACCGGTCGCCGTTTGCATTAACCCGCGCGTGTGATACCACATAGGGGCGTCAATAAATTCTAGGTATATAGTCGTCATTAGTTGTCTACCCCATACTCAATAGCAAACAAGGGCCGGCGCGTAGAACGTTCTATAATAACGATATTATATTGGTCGTCATCAATTGCGCATTTACCCGCGCTTTTATCAGTTAAAAAACCGTTATCACGAAAATATTTTAGTAGTTTTCGCGCGTTCCAGTGTATTGCATCGGCGTCAATATCTCCCGCGTCATACCACGCGTTCCAAGTGTAACCGTCGCATTCGCGCCACGCGTCAATTGATAAAACTCTATATGTTTTCATTGTTTAGCCTTTATTTTTATTAGGTGCAAAATTACACCGCATAACGCGCGACGTTAACCACGCGTTATACGTTAAAATCTTTTACCAGTTATTAGAAAAATAATGGCCTTTTGATTCTACATAGTCAAACATTAACGTTTTAGCGGCAACTTGCCAGTCAACATGGCAAAATGGCCATTGTTCACTAATGTCATTTAAGTATCCGCACTGGTCGGCCATATCGTAGGCAAAATCACTATCACTATCATATTGACCTTGATACGCGTCGATAATTGAATCGAGTGGTATCTCACAATCAAGCCCCGCATCAATGACGTACTTGTTATCAGATAAACACGCGTTAACGTAATAATAGACTTCTTGCATATCGATACATTCATGGCAATAGTTTTTGTGTATGTCATCAAAATCCTGAAACATCAATTCAGGGTCAATTTCATCATTGTGCAATTCCTTGCACGCGTCGATAAATTGTTCCGCGTCGATATAATCGGTTAATGTTAGCCACGCGCCGGCGATTGACCCGTTGCTATATTTCGCATACGTTCCAACGTAAATTTTCATGTTATTGCTCTCTCTCTATTGTTAATTGGTAGCGCGGTCATCTCGCGACCGCGCGGGTTAAATGTTATTTGCTTAATGTAATACCTGATTGAGTGAAGTTAACGCGGTATTGCATCGCGTTGGATAAAACAATTGTAATTAACGCGACAATGGCAATTGACGCGAGTAAAGATAAAGATAATGTTTTAATCATGTAGGCAATCCTCAAAAGTGTAAACAGTCGTCGGAATTGACGACTTGCTAAACATTATAAAGCAATAAAATTTAAATGCAATACTTTTTGTTACAAAGGGTGTTTTGTAGGTGGTGTGTAGGTGGTGTGTAGGCAGTTAAATGTTAGTTAGACTGACTACGCTTAAGCCCGCGCCGTGCTTGGATTGGCGAGGTGTGTGGGTAGTGTAGGCAGTCTAATTACTATACAGAAAAAGTTATAATATATACCATAATAATAATAAGGTATATAATAATATATATAAAAGAGCGGCAGAAAAAAGACTGCCTACACTGCCTACAATCGCGCTAAGTCACGCCAACACTGGGCGCAGGCGTAGGCAGTACCCTTGTTTTTAACTGCCTACGTATGCCTAAAAGACTGCCTACACTATCAGGGCAGGCAGCAGGGCAGGCAGCAGGGCAGGCAGCAGGGCAGACAGCAGGGCAGACAGCAGGGCAGACAGCAGGGCAGACAGCAGGGCAGACAGCAGGGCAGACAGCAGGGCAGACAGCAGGGCAGACAGCAGGGCAGACAGCAGGGCAGACAGCAGGGCAGACAGCAGGGCAGACAGCAGGGCAGACAGCAGGGCAGACAGCAGG